CCATTGGGTTTGACAGCCGGGCAGGGTCAACGAGTTGGAAACTCGTCGCCCATACTGAGCGCGCGCGGCCAGGTAACCATATCGGCAGCGCCAGGAACTCTCCGTTTACCAGCAGTGAGCGCAGCACGGTGGCTGTCTGCCCGGCAAACGTCTGCGCCCTGGCGGCGTCAAAATCCTTGGTTTCTGCAAAGCTGCGCCACAGGGATTCGACGCCCTTTGCCCACTCATACGCCCATTCCGGCGTTTGCCCCAGCAGTTTGTAATCGGGCTTTGCGCTCAGGCGCAGGCCCGCGCCGACGATGTTATCAAGGTGCGTGCGGATAGCCCCTGACGCCACTCCGTTGTTGCGTTGCAGGTCGAGCGCGCGGGCCTTGATGGTCTCATGTTCATCAAGGATTGAACCGTCGCCCGATGACAGCATCGGGTTCCAGTAGCGGAATTCGCGCGCTTCCTGTGATGCGGCAAAGTGGTGGGTATCAAGTGCCAGCGGCACTCCATGCTTGTCTACTATCTGCGGGGCGTTCTTCTTCATCAGAATCCAAACCTCAATGCGCGACGGTTGACACGCTTCTGCACCGTGCCACCAAGGGTTTCAATCATTTCCATAAGGTAGGAGATGTAAGCGCGCAAATCGGCAGAATTAGTGGAGCTGTATCTAACAGATTGACCGGAGGGAAAAGTGACTTCGACAGTCTTGGTCCCAGTCATCAAACCATGAAGCGCCAACTGCGCTTCCATCAGCATTTTTTCGTACTCAGCGAGAGTGGTCACAGGTAGGGGTTCTCCACTTTCGTTGGCTTCCTGACTGCGAATTTAACAGGAGTTCGCGTAAAGTTCCTAACAACTTCCTTCAGTTTAACACCCATATGTTGTTGGAGTATACGTAGCGCCACCAGGGCATAGACCCGGCAATCGGTTGCCTCGTTGGGCCTTTCCTTGGCATCCCACTGGTAGTACGGAACCCCGAATTTGTACTTTTTCAGTTTTTCCTCGGCAGTCGCCTGGCGGCACCAGTTCTCATCGTACTCATCGATTGCCGGCAGGTGGCAATAGCCCACGCCAGGGTCGGCAACCTGGTAGCGGGCATAGAGCAGTTCCTTTGCTGTGTCGGTGCCCACATGCGTCAGGTATACACCGTGACGGTTAGGGATTCGGGGGAAGCTGGCGATGGGTCTGCCCCTTTCCGAACTACCTTTTACCGGGACCACCCACATCCTTCCTGCTGCTTTACTGAACTGGTACACCTCGTCGGTGTAGTGTCCACCTGAGTCGATGCAGGCAAGCCGCAACTCGTGCTGGTCACCGTCTTCGCCCAGATAGCGCTCTTTCAGGATCTCCAGCAGTTCTGACCAGATGGCTTTCTTCGACAGGTCGCCATAGATGCGGAAGTAGCGTATCCCCCAGGTTTCCTCGCCAAACCCGACGCCTATGATCTCTCCTTCTATACGGTCATCCTGGCAGTCGATGCCGGCGACCAGCACCTGCACCCCGAAAGGCACCTGCGCTTTGTACTGCTCGCGCCTGCGGTAGAGCAGTTCCCAGCTTACCCGCTCGCCCTCTGGCGGCTCCCACGGCTCGCCGAGTGAAGTATTGATGAAGGTCTTTAGCGAATCGCTGCCCTCATGCTTCGCTTTAACAAAATTAACTGCCATCTGCGCTGGCGTTGACCAGGGCGAATACAGTTCGTTGAGATGGAATCCCGCCACGCCTTTGCAGGGTACGGTTGCGCGCCATTCGCCCTTGAGTATTGCCCTCTGCCGCTCGACTTCGTTCCAGAGAACGCCGCAGGACTCGCACATAATGCGCGCTTCCTCCGGTTGATTCTTGGGCCACTTCACGTTTGCCCACTTGAGGGTTTGCTTCTCGCCGCAGTGCTGGCAGGGGACAAAGAAATAGCGTTGGTCGGAGTTCTCAAACTCCATGTTGATGCGGCTTATGTCCCTGTCCGTTGGCGTCGAGGTAATCACGATTTTGTGATTGAAAAAGGTGGTCGAGCGCTTGATGGCCAGGTTTACCGGGTCGCCCTCTTTACCTGATGACAGGGGAAAGCGGTCCACTTCAT